CCGCCATACCCAGCGACAGGCACGGTTCCGCCCGTGATGTAATCTAATCTCACGCTTTTCGGGTTCGGAAGTACGTTTTCAAACGTCAGGGGAGCGTTTGGGTCCTGCCACGCAGCTAAAGCCATGACTTACTCCTGATCCGCAATTTCTACTGTGATTAGATCCATAGCGGCATCAGCAGCCGCCTCGGCATCCTCTATCGCTGTCGCCACGGCATCCTTGGTCGAATACGTCCGCATAACCTGCCCAACGTATTCAAATATCTTTTCGATGGTGAACTCTTCCAGGGACTGGGGGTTGGGAATGTTATCCCCGTCCTCCAGAATCAGTTCTTCATATCCATAAGCGTCACCGAACGCCAGAGGAGCAAGTGCATCCATGCCGTCTGGATAGGTGATCGTCGCGGTTTTTCCCCACGCCTCAAGTGTGACCTGTCCCATTTGACCTACGGACCTCCCATGCCACCGCCAGCCTCAACGTAAAGCGGCAGATAGTAATCAGTGCCGTTGACTTTTATCTTTAGCACCTTGCTGTCGTATTGATAGTCTGATCCGCTATCCGTCTCTTCAGCGATCTTGAACTCCACGACCTTGTTGGAGTCTAGCTCAAGGACGGCTGCACCGGCTGCTTTCAACTGCATTGAGTCGCCGTTGTTCTTGTACGTCAGACCCCCTCGTGTGGCACTGTCAGTATCACCCAGATACAAGTTGGCGTTAGCTGCAGTCTGGGCAATGATCTGCATGGACGCTTGGTTGTTGGTCCCTGAGCCACTCCCCGTGGTGAACTTGAACGTGGAGTTACCGTCCCTGGTGCTGGAGTCAACTTGGAATGGAGTCGCCACAGCCGCACTGACTGTCATTCCCTGACCGTTGGTCGTCAGCGTGGCCCCAGGCTCATCAATCGTCTTGTCGTCTCCATTGCAGGCCATGATGACCCCGGCAGTAGTGAAGGTGCTGCCCGCCTCGACATCACCGCTACCACTGCCACCACTCACCGTCTGCCAACTGCATGTGCCGTCGCCATCCTCTCGCAAAAACTTTGATCCGCCAGTCTCACCAGTCGACTTGAGTTCCGTGCCTTCCAGGTCGCACGAGATCGTGAGGTCATACGGGTCGCCATCCGTTCCGTTATCTGTATCGGTCCAGTCGACATCGATCCCAGTCCCCTCAACGATCTTCACCTCCTTGTTCTCGGTAATGGTGACTTCCGTACCGTCACCGTCTTCAAGGACGAACCCAGACCCCATCGTGTTTGCGGTCATGTCATCGACCACGAGATCAATCGTTCCATCGCCATCCTGATAGGTGGCAGAAATCCTAGTCTCGGTATTGGACGAGAACATTGCCCCGACAATGTCCTGGACTTGCTCCGTCGACAACTGGGTGTTGGTGTCGGTTGAGGTGATCGTCAGGGTGTCGCCAGACATTGCGGTAGTGACGTTGGTGCCGCCAGCAATCGTCAAGGTGTCGCCGGGAGTGATTCCGGTAGACCCACTGTCGCCAGCCACCGTGGTGTCAGACACGGTGAAGGTGAGATCGTAGGGATCGGCGTCTGTGCCGTTATCCGTGTCTGTCCAGTCGATATCGATCCCGCCACCCTCGATGAATTTCACCTCTTTGTTCTCGGTTATGGTGACCTCGGTGCCGTCACCGTCCTCAAGAACGAAGCCTGAACCCATCGTGTTTGTGTCGGTTGATGTGATCGTCAGAGTGTCACCGGACATGGCCGTTGTGACGTTGGTCCCACCAGCGATGGTGAGCGTATCCCCAGGCGTAATGGCCGTTGACCCACTGTCGCCCGCAACGGTCGTGTCAGCCACTGTGAACGTGAGATCGTATGGGTCCGCATCCGAGCCTGTAGAGGTGTCCGTCCAGTTGATATCGATGCCACCCCCCTCGATGAACTTCACCTCCTTTGCGTCTCCAATTTCCACCTCGGTGCCATCACCATCCTCCAGGAAGAAGCTGGACATGCCGCCGCTTCCGCTGACGGTCTGCCAACTGCACGTTCCGTCACCGTCTTCTCGGAGAAACTTGCTGCCACCAGACTCTCCAGTTGACTTCAGTTCTGTCCCCTCCAAGTCCACGGTAAACGTGAGGTCATACGGATCACCATCTGTGCCGTTGTCCGTGTCTGTCCAGTTGATGTCGATGCCCGTGCCCTCGACGAACTTCACTTCCTTGGCGTTGGAGATCGTAACCTCAGTGCCGTCCCCGTCCTCCAACTGAAAACTGGTCATTCCGCCAGCAGCCAGGGAGGTGCCACTAGTTATCTGGATGTCGTTGCCAGCATCGGTGGTGAAGTACAACTCGTTTGGAGTGGCAGTCTTAACCCACATCTGCCCATAGGCCGCTGCATCTGTATCGGCTGCTGACTGCTCCTTCATTGTAATTGCCCCCTCCACGGTCAACTTCGTGGACGGATCATCCAGCCCGATCCCTACCTTCCCGTCCTTGGTGATCCGCATCCGCTTGGTCAGACCACTGCCGCTGGAGGTCCTGAACACGATCCGGCCCGGGGCACCCTTGCTGGCATCTGAAACGGAGCCATCAACCTCGTACTCGATCCGGCACGTTTCCTGGTACGAGTTGTTATCCCCAACGTATGCAAACCCACTGATGGTGAGCAGGTCATCGTCATCCGCAACCGCAGCCCTGTCGTCCAAGGTCCCTCTGGACTTTCTCCCCTGGAAGGCCCCGGAGTTGACTGAAGTCTGTATCCGTTCAATCAACACCCCAGCACCTGCAGTCTCCTTCACGATATGCAGGGCCGTAGCTGGATCGTTGGTCCCGACCCCCAGTTCCTTGAGAACGGAGTGGTTTCCACCCAGCAACGCCTGCCCGCGTCTTTCTCTTGGAGACGCACCTGATGGGACTCTAGGCTGCTCAAATCCGACGTTTGTGGTCATTAGTAGTAAATCCTGCCAAATCTACCAGATGTCTCGGTAAACACCGCCTGGAGCAGCTCCATAGCCCACGTCTGGCTAGCAGTCGTATTGCTCAGTTTCAGGAATATCGCATGCCCCTGTGCCCTTCGTCTCTCCGCGACATTCCTGCCAGCTGACAGCGTGGCCGTGTACAGGGGTGTTGTTTGGTTGTAGGCGTCTTCCGCGTTGTTTCCCCGGAACACTGACATCGTGACGTCCGAGGAACCTTTTGCCAGCATCGTCCTGATCTCATTTACATTCACCGTACCAAGTGCTCTTGGAAGAATCGGGCCAAAATACACATGGCTACTGATCGCGGTCCCGTCATCATCTGAAGCCGTGGCGTCCCACTTTCGTATATAGCCATCTGCACCGCCCAGCAAAATCGCCCTGTCAGCTGCGTCATCCCCGTCAAACACATGCACTGCCCTGGCATCGTGGTTTGCCGCATTGCCAAACTTGTCAATCCACCAGCTATTGGTCCTCGTGTCGTAGAAGTAGTGCTCGTTGGATGAGTCTCCAATTGTCAGTGGAGTCACAAACACATGCACCCCCCGCTCTTGCTCGTTCCAGATCAGCCGTACAAGGTTTGTGTTCAGGTTGATGTTGTTCATCCGCTCTTCAAAGCGGCCTTCTGTGATCTTGGTCACGCCTTGGCCGGGAACACCACGGTAAACCCCGCCGCGTGTCCCGAAGAGGTAGAACTCGCCACTGGAACCCCGGCACCACGGCCTGCCCCAGGGCGTGCCCACACCATCGACTATCTCGTCCAGCCGCCCACCAAGCATCGGGTCGCCCGTCATCTGCCAGATACTGTGGTCGCACCCGAAGATCAGGATGTCGTCACTGACAGGTATGATGCACCGGATCACGTCAGGTGCTTTGCCCGCAGGTGAGTTCACCCCGGCAACAGCCTGGGTCTCGGTGATCGTGTCAGGGGAGTAGTTCCAATCGAAGGCGTCTCCCACCTTGCTCATGTACCACTCGGCAGGATCAGCCTCTGTCCCGGACATCACGATCCGGCCACGCCAGTTCTCGATCAGGGTGGGACGCTTGTCGGAAGCATCGATCGGAAGAGTCCCGCTGGTGGGGGTCCATGTGGTGATCGCCCGCGTCTCGGACTTGTAGTATTGGGCCGATCTGCCATCCGCGTAGAACAGGTTTGTCCCCAGCTGCGCGGAGAAAATGACGGGAGCGTTTCGTTCGAGGGCTGGAACGACAAGGGTTCCCCCGTCAGTGACACTCGTCCACGCAAGGTCGTCAAACTCCCGCACCACTCCGCCATGAACTGCCAGACGCACCGTCTGCCGTTTCGATGTCGCGTTTTCCGGATTCAACGAATACGCAGCTGCACACGAAGCTCCTCGATGGTTCGTCGTACCGTCACCGTGGCTTGCGATCCATGACCCAGTTGCCGTATCCGAGGGAGTTGCCGCCTCGGTAATCCTGGCGACATTATTGGAGGAAGCATTCTTGAATAGCCGGAAACCGCCCTTGTCGTCGACACGAACGACGTTCCACGCAGTGACGC